CGCCAATAATGATGCTCCCGTTAAAATTCCAGCAACCGCCGGGTTAGCTCCATATTGCGCCCATATTCCAATAATAGAAGCCGCCGCATCTGCTATGGCGGTAATAATTTTAATTTTCCATGAAGCAATGGCCGCTTTATATTCTATTTGTGCTGCTTTTCGTTCAGCATCTTCTTTTGCTGCTACTTTTTCAGATTCATATTTTTCTGTTATTTGTAATCTGTCAATTTCTTTTTGTAATTGAATGCTGGTTTCTTCATCACCCGCTGCTATAGCTGCATCTAATTTCCGTTGTAAAGATTCAAGTTTTGTTTCTTCTGTCAGCCCAGCCGCTTCAAGTTCTTTCTCCATACGCATATTAATCGCAGATAGTTCAGCCTCTAAAGTGCGTTCAATTTCTGAGATTTGATTATCAGCAGAAGCTTTAAATAAAGAATCAAGAGAACCTACAAAATTATTAAATGCACCTAAAGCAGCGTCAATATATTTTTTGTTTGCATCCAGCCAATTTGACAAACCTTCGTCTGCCCCTTCAGCTATCTTATCATATAAATTATTAATTGCTATAATTTGCGCTTCTACAGCATCAACTGATGCTCCGGACTCAAGTGCTGCCATCGCTGTTGCTATTGCCCGTTGTCTTTCAGCTTCGATAACTTCTTTCTCGCTACCAACTAATCGCAATAATTGCAATTCATAATCTGCGGTTTGATCTTTTGCCTGATCTGTTGCAACGGTCGCTTGCTCCCTGGCTTTTTTATGCCTCTCTATCGTTGCTGTTATTTTATCATTTAATTCCTGCTCTTCTTCTTCTGTCCTGATCAAATCTATTTTAGCATCGATGTATTCATTGTTTGCAGCAATAGCCTCCCTTATAAGCTCAGCTGAAGATCCACTTGCGGCTATCTCTGCATTCCTTCTTGCTCGCTGGATGTTAAGAATTTCAATTTCAGTTTTACCAAGCTCTTCTAATTCTTCGCGGCTTTTTTTAATGCTTTCTGTCAGCTTATCATTTGCGTCAATTATTCTTTGCTGCTCTTCTGATATGCCAGGATCTAAACCACTAATACCGCCATCATCAATACCTGCCAAATTTTCTCTTTCTTCTGCAAGCTTTGATTCCTCTTTTATTTGTGCAGCTCTCAATGCTACTTGTTCGGCTATACCTTTGTTATATAATTCAATCTGTGATAATTGTATAATTTCTAAATTTACTAAATTAGCAAAATTATCTATAGCTTCTTGTCTCTCAAGATTTGCTTTTCCTTCTGCAAGCTCTGCTTTTGCAAGTGCAGTTGTCGTTCCTTGTATGCTCTTTATATTTCCTTCTAACGCTGCTTTCGTATAACCTAAATAAGTACTTACTCTAGCTGCTCCTCCGCCATAACTTGAAAACCATTTTACACCATTAGCTTGTAATTCTGTTAATCTTTCTACTTCTTCATTATTTACTTTTAGTTCTGTCTCTAGCCTTTCTAGATCACTCGTATATTTTATAATAGCTGCTGAATTGCTTTTTGATTTTTTTTCCAGTTCTGTAAGAGATTTAATCGTATTTTGCATGTTTGCAGCTAATTCTAATCCTGCAAGTTTTCTTCTACCTTCAAGCAAAATCAATTCTGAATCACTTAACTCTTCATTAGATTTTTTTAATTCTTCATTTGCTGTTTTATATTTTTCAATAGACTCTTTTAGAACGTTTGTGCTAGTTTTAAGATTTTTATGTGCTTTATTTAAATCATCTGTTGCATAAGCTGTTTTATTATATATTCGATTAAGTGCTATCCCCCCGGCAGTTAGTGCCGCAACAGCCCCAACAACCGCAACTATAGGTAACATCGATGCACTGATAATAGTTCCGAGTGTAGCAAAAGCAATTCCTAGTCCGGTTATAACTGGAATCCCGACAGCAAAAATTCCAAAAAATATTTTGAGCGGTCCCGGTAAAGAGCTTATACCGCGGATTATTTTTGTTACCCCATCAATCACAACCCGTATTGCTGGAGCAAATTCTTTGACAAACGATATTGCTACGGATTCAACAGCAGACCGCATCTCTGCCATGCTTCCCTCTAAAGTATTCATTTGTATTGCATAGGCATCCGCCGCCGCTGTGGTATCAGTAACGGCTGCCGTGTAATCCTCAATTCCTGATTTCCCAACCTCAAGCAAGCTTAAAAGTGCCGGTCCTGCCTCTCGCCCAAAAGCAGCTATTATCTGCCCGGCGTCTAAGTTTGCTTCATTTAAAACGCCGACAATATCAGCCATCGAGTTGACAGCTGGGTTTAAATCCTCAAAAGCAATCCCCAAAGCATTAAGTTTCTTAACTGTCGGGTCTGCTTGGTTTGCCAATGATGACAAAATATTTCTGAGGGCCGTCCCTGCCTGTTCCCCCTGGAACCCGGCGTCAAAAAGAGCCTGTAAAGAACCTACTGTCTTTTCCAGGGAGATCCCCAGGGCTCCGGCAACCGGACCGACCTGTCGCATTGCATTTGCAAGCTTTGTCATATTAGCCTGGCTGTTGCCAATGGCCGCCGCAAATATATTTGAGACATCGGTTGCCTCTTTTGCCTCAAGTCCGAATTGGCTTAAAGCCGCCGCTACCGTCGCCGATGTAAATGCCAGGTCCGATTGTGTCGCCCCTGCTAATTGCAATACTCCGTCAAGGGCCGCTGTTGCCTCCGCAGCATCAAGTCCAGCTGAGGCGAGAGAATACAAAGCGTTAGCCGCTTCTGTTGCTGTAAATTTTGTAGTCTCCCCAGCTTCCCTGGCAGCATCTTCTATTTGCTCAAATTCCTCTGCAGTCCCCTTGGCAACTGACTGAACATTTGCAAGCGATTGTTCAAATGAGCTGAAAGTACCAATGGCCCCTTTTATTACAAGACCTATTCCTGCAAAAGCGGCCACCCCGGCAAGCGAAAACTTTTTAAATGAATCTGTCCAGCGTTTTTCAACTACCCCGGCCTGTGCCTGGTTTGTTTTTGCAAACGTAGTAAAATCACCTTTAATCGTCTTTATATCTGCCTGGATTTTATCAAGATCGAGTCGTATTGATGAATATATTGTACCTGCATCAATTGCCATTTATGCCCTTTTTCGCTTTTTCATTTCTTCGTCAAAAACCACCCACGCCCGGGAGTTAATATCGTCAGGCATCCATGGCTCAAAATTGCCGATAACATGATCGGCAGGATTATTTTTTCCACGCTTTGCCAAAATTGCAGCATTTAATAATGTCTGTCTGTCAATCTCTTTTATGTCAGACCTATCTATTCCTAAAATATATGATACTATAACAGCCGTAAAATCATCCGGTAATAAAAGATTCGTCCAAACAAGCATGATATCAATTTCATGTTCTAATTCTTGACGCTCCGGTCCTGATTTAGTTTCTCTCAATCGCGCTTTCATTTCCTTAAGCTTTTCTTTTTGCTCCATGACATTGATATCCGTAATTGATTTTATGACTTCCTGATATGTCGGCTTTGCCATTGCCTTTTTACATATTTTGTGATGTGTTTCTGCGTATTCTATGATATCATGGATATCAGCTTTTGATTGCAAGCGTTCTTTTAAAAGTTTATCCTCAAAAAGTTCAATCGCTGAAAAAGTACCACAAGCTTTAATTTGCGCCGGTGTTAGATGCCTGACAATTATAGGTATCGGTGTACCATAGTAAGGCGCAAAAATGAGGGCATGCTGCGCCTGGGTGATCATGGAAAGCTGGGAGGCTTCTTTTGATAAGTTTTGCACCATGCCCATTTCTTACACCGTTAATAGATTCAAAGCTGCATATTCGCTTTCTGTTAATGGGTCTTCATATTCAGCACCCCACAAAACACCGTTTTCATCTTTGTATGTTAGGCCACTAATAGTATAGTTACCATCTGACCATTCATACCCCAACGATTCAGCACCGACAGAACCGACAGCGTTTCTTATTGTTTTTTGTCTGTACCCTGCTATGTTTGCTTCTAGGTTATCGCCTTCACTATAATAAGTAAAATACATTTCCATATAAAAATAATAACGAGTACTTTCTGAAGTCCCCGCTTCAAACCTGCCTGTTGTAGCATTCAAAGATCCCCCAAGCATTAATACTTTGATGGCTGGATCTTTTGCCGCATCAACCAAAGGCCCTGAAATACCTTTCGGGTAAGAATCTGTATGTACCTCTGTATCTCTACCCTGGCCATCGGTTGTAGTAAAATCCTGCGCTTCTTTTAGTATTGGTGTAAATTCGGCTGTTTTAAGGGTATCGGATTTAATAAATTTTAATCCAAGCCCCTGTCCGAATCCTGCGATAGTTGCCAGTTCACTATAAACCTGAATATAAGTTGGAGTTGTAGCAGTATCAGTGCTTTCAAGTTTGATTCTTGTAGAGCCGTTTTTTCCAGTTCCACTTGATGCCGTGATACTCAACGTTGATAATGCAGGGGTTGCCTGAGTTGTAAGCGCCGTTACCAGCTCCGCAACAGTTACAGCTGCTGCGCTTACAGCGGCTGAAAGGTCAACTACTATTGATGTAGCGACAGTATCTAATTTAACTGTCAGAGCCACAGCCGCTATATTAGCGACTCCTGAAAAATCAAAAGGACCTACTCCGCCGAACATCCGTGTGGGTGTAGGAATTGTTAGATCTCCATTTAGCGGCATAAACCGCGTAAATGTTAAACCGAAGTGATATTCTGCTGCTGATCTTAAAGACATAATTTTTCTCCTTATCTAAAAAGTTCTTGATGGCATAAGGAAATCCCTAGCCATGCTTATCGTACCGTCATCATTATTAATGACTATATCTTGATACCCTTGCTGTACAAGTAGGATATTAACATTCCCTTTTCTATCTTCTGCCGAATAATTATTAAGCAAAGTGACAAGTTCTCCAAAACAATAATCTTCGAGCCATGCCTGCCCACCTGGGGAGTAGTGTACAAAAATCCTGAACATGCGTCCCCGCTGTAAAGAATCCTGCTCCGGTCTGACGACAATATAGGGAGGTGTCGGCCTGGGTGAGCCATACGGGACTACATTCGTTATTGTTCCGGTTTTCAGTTTTGAAATTACCTTGTCAAACAATTTAGCCTCCCACTAACTTTTTAGCCGCATCTAAAAACGGCTTTGCAAACTGGTTGATTGTAGTTCTTAAACTTTGATGCTTTCCATCGTTTGCAAGCTCAAGATAAACACCATATTGTACACCATGCGCAATCAGCCAACCAACTGTATTACCATCAAAAAACGCATCTGAAAACACGCTGTCAACCGCTGTAAAAGTTCGGTTAATCCAATATGTATCCTGCGCTTGTTTGCTTCTAAAATCCTGCAAAGCCCTTGCTGCATAATCCAAGCTTAATGCATACAAAGCTACTTTACGACGCTGGAATATCTGTTCGATGTTCCTGGTTACTTTGTTTACATCGTCGTAAATTGACATCGATTAATAGCATCCCGGATAGTAGGTTAATTGCATTTAGCGCCTCACTCCTTGTTAACATTTCCTTTACATAGGGATTTTTTATATATGCCTGGTTTTCTCCAGGCGTTTCTATTTTCGTTTCCGGTGTGACATCCGCTGTGGATAATGGGATTCTCATTACGCTTCCTTGAGCGGCGCCTGATACTCAATCACCTGTCCTTTTATTCTAACCGGATCAACCGGCCCGACCTCCCAGTCTTTTCCCTGCCAAGTAAATGTGTCGTGTTCAACCGGGGATTGATTATGGTCCGTAATAATAAACCTGTTCAGATTCGTCGAGAGCCCGGCTGGTGTTTCGTTATTTGCAGGCACCTGCGCGCGCTCATGCGCAATCCTGCAATAAATCGGATGACTTGTCTTCGTCCCGGCCTGGTTACGTATCGTCTCGCCGGTTATAGGGTCTGTCATCGTTGGGAAACGTTTAAGGATCACGCGAAACCGGTTTTGAGCAATTGCTTTTTTTATGCCGGACTTTATTTGTGTAATCATTAGTATTTATGAGCCTCTACTTTAATAATCATGCTTTCGGTTCCGGCAGGACTTCCTTTAAGCGCAATAGACACTCTCGTGTTTGCCGGGATAAGTTTTGTTAAAACTTTTCTTGTTCCCTCCTGTGACTGTACCGCCGATCTTGTCACTGCAAATCCGTCATTTATGGCTACCTCGCTTCCTGCGCCTCCAGTATAAAAAACAACCTGATATTGTCCGTTTGCGCTGATGCTAGATATACTCATAAAATGAATGTCAAAATCTTCATCAAGCGCGTTTGCCGGAATTATTTCACTCGGTGTGGGAGGAGCAGCCCACGCGCCGGCTGCCTTTGCAATTGTCACGCCATTGGAACCGTTGGGGAATACATAAACATAAGGCGGGTGGGCGTGTTCTGCGAGAACCTCCGCGCGAGCGTATACAGAATTCCCTGCATGGGTATCGTCTTTATTCCCCAGCACATCACGCATGAGAGCATTTGCCGCCGAGTCCTGCGCCGGCACATCATGCAAACCGGCAATAGTCATCTGGTTTACGATGGCTGCCTTTATTAGCGAGACAAGGCTTGTCCCTGCTATGGTGTCGTTTTTGTTCCCGATAATGTCACGAATCAAAATGTTTTCTATCGAGTCAACGGTTGGCCTTCCGTGAACATACCCTGGAAAAGGGACCATCATATAAATCGTTGTTTCGTCCGGGACTATCTCCCAGGGCGCGTCTACCGTCATCTCTTTTGTTGTTCCGTTATAGGATATGCACATTCTACCTTGATCTTGACCAGTGCCAGCAACAAGAAAAATCATCTGCCCGCGATAAAGATTGCTCTCGCTGCTTGCGAGTTCATTCAAAATAACAGACTGCGCCCCTCCACCCCTTGCTACACCTTCGTTGACATGGTTTCCATCGCCTGAATCTGCAAGGATAACGAAAGTGTCTCCAGCCGAAGGAACAACTTTCCAATCGCGGCCAATATAAATTGTCTTAATGTCGCCATCATATTCATATACCGGCCTGCACTGACCACTTCCAAGGCCAGAGGTAATAATAACAAGCGCTGGATCATAATGCCCAGTGACACTACTCGCGCCTTCATCGAGTACGAGGCTCGTTACAGTATTTCCCCCGGGAGTTGCTCCCGTGTGAATTGTAAAAACCCCATTTTTTATTGTCTGAACAAGCGTCGCATCGACAATTGTATCTATAACATCGACTTTACTGTCTATGCTCGCAACCCTGGCGTCAATATCACCCTATACGACATCGACGATCAAAAGAGCCTGATCGTTTTCGTTCAGACATCTGGCATAATAGATGTCGCTGTCAGTGTCTGCCGTAAAATTGCAGACATCACTATTTCCAGCAGGCTTATGAACCTTTTTCCCGAATGTAACCGCAGCCTCCGCAGGCTCCCCTGTCGCGGAGTGAACTATCCTGACCTCGACAGCGCCAACTCCGCCGTCTCCCTCTTCGTCAAGCCAACATGCACCCGACTCCCCGGCTGCTGATATGGCGGTCCATGCCGCCCCTGTGATCGTGTAGGTTGTTATCATACCTCACCCCCTGCTATTTCCGGCGCGATGGTTGTCCCATAGCGACCAGTGCTATTATTTTGAGATCCCTGGTAATCTTCTTTGCACTGATCTGACAGCGCTTTATAATATTTATACAGATCCATAAGCGCTGTATACTCAATATCTTCAGTCCCAACCGATGCCCTTTTTAACGTCAACTCATTTCCGATACGTGATTGCATAGCTTGCAGAGC